CGCGGAGGTCGAATAACTCATCAAGGGAAATATGGCCTTCCAGGTGGTCCGCAGCAGGCGACGGGAACCCGGCCGGCACGCGAAACGAATACAACGGGAGCAGTTCGGTACCGCCAGTTGGCGTACCCAAGAAAGTGATGGTCATGGTGGAAGGTCCGAAGCAGACTGTATGCATATACAGTAAATCCGGCATCGGCTGCCCGGTCAATCCTGGACGGTGAAAATTCTGACGGGCGAGAGGGGGAAATATGTGCGGACGATACTCGATCTATGAGTCGATGGATCACTACCTGCGACAGCTATCGCTGGATCTGGTTGTAATCAATGGTTACGACCATGAACCCATCAGTCGTTTCAATGTGGCGCCTTCGACCCGGGTCGAGGTAATTCGCAGAGTAAACGGGGGGCTGAGTGTGGATAGAGTCAAGTGGGGATGGTCGCCTTTCTGGGCGAAGGGGAAACGCCCGGACCCGATCAATGCTCGGGCCGAGACGGTGGTGATGGGAAAATTCTTCAAGGCTCTGTGGCCGAACGGAAGGGCTTTGGCGCCGGCAAATGGCTGGTTCGAATGGGTTCCAGATCCTGCAGCCCCCAAGCGAAAGCAGCCGTACTACATCACGAGCGCCGATGGCAGACCTCTATTTTTTGCCGCGCTCGCAGAAGTACATCAGGGTCTGGAGCCAGATGAGCGGGATGGATTTGTTGTCATCACAGCCGCTGCTGATCAAGGCCTGGTCGACATCCACGACAGAAAACCCCTGGTGCTCTCGCCTGAAACCGCTAAGGAATGGCTGGATCCAGCTACATCAGGCGAACGCTTGGAAGCCATTGTCGAGGTTGGATGCCGGCCGGCACAGGACTTCCGGTGGTTTCCAGTTGGAAAGGCGGTGGGGAATGTTAAAAACCAAGGCCAGGAGCTGATTGAGCCGGTCAGTGAACAGAACCGCCAGGGCGACCTAGAGCTCTGAGCTGGTAGTCGGTTACCGCCTGGAACTGCGATTCGGCAATTAGCCGCAAGCGCTCGACCTTTTCGGCAGATTCGCCTGCCGCCTGAGCCTCGTGGTACCGCTTCATCGCAGCCACAGCATCGCCGTACATGGGGTGATCGGGTAACAGGGGTGGCGGTTTGTCGCGCATGTGCATCCCCGTGGCGGGTGTCATTGGATGGTGGATGGTGGCTGACCAGCTGCGACCAGCTGGTAGTCAATGGCCGCATTGTAAAGCGAGTCGGCCAGCAGACGTAGGCGCTCGACTTCTTCAATGGACGCACCATTCTCCTCGGCTGCTCGATGCTCACGTATAGCCAACAAGGCTTGACGAAGCAGGGGTTCGCCGGCGAGAGCTATGCCTTCCAACGTTCGTTTCATCGTCTGCTCCAGCTATGGGACCAGAGCATTATAGGACGATTCACATAGTTGCCCCGCTATTCGGGCTCGGTCATAAGCTTTCGCCAGCTCTCCCGCTCGTGCATCAGCCCGGTCGCGCAGTTCGGAGAGCACCATGGCGGCGCGGGTGGCTGCCTGGCCTCGGGCGATAGCGGCGGTATCCGTGCCGGCGCAACTGACGGCGGCGGCGAGCTTGGCACCTTGGTCGCGCAGCCGCTGGCCAGCAGCATCAGCGCCAGCAGCGCCAGAATCAGCAATCGTTCTTTCTTCTTGAGCATGGGCTCTCGCCTCCTCTTGCGCCGTGGCGCGTCGCTGTTCTTCCTTTCGGGCGCCCTGTTCGCCGATCACCTCGGCCAGACGGTCGCTGCTGTCACGTTCTGCTGATGCACGGGCGGCTTCCGCGCGTTCCACTGCTCTGCCATGCAGGTAGACGCCCCAGTGGGACGCTACACCTAGCACCAGTATCAGCAGTGCCAGGCGCGGATTAGGGCCAGTCATACGCCCAGCACCTTGCGAGCCTTCTCCCACAGCGCCATGCGGTCGGCAATGCCGTTGACGCCGCCATTGATCTTGCGGGTAATGCCGACGAAGTCGCCGCGATCCGCCAGCGTGTTCAGGCCACGCGACTGCCAGAACCAGGCCGCCGACGCAGCCGCGTGCTGCGGCAGCTCCAGCAGCTCAGGCTGGTTGACCAGGTCGAGGCCCAGCGCCTCGCCGCAGTCCTGGTAATTGTCGCGGCCGGTAATCTGGATCAGACCCCGGCCGCGATACTTCTGGCCATCGCCATCGGCCGCCGGCGTATTGCCCAGCCGCGCCGCCAGCGTGCCGGTGTCGTACTTGGCCAGGTACTTGTCATTGCCCAGCTCACGCACATAGCGGAACTGGCCCGACTCATGGCCGATTTGCGCGATAAACGCCGCCTGGCGCGCCGGCGTGACGATGCCGCGCGCACCCATGGCGGTATTGAGGACGGGTGCAAAAACGCCGGCTTTGGGGCCGGCGTTCGGGAGAATTTGCAACAGCTGCTGCGGGGTAATGCTCATGCTTGCTTACTCCTAGGTGTGTTTGCTCACGCGGGGCCTACGTCCACGGTCTTGAGCGTTTTGGTTTCTTTTTTCTTCTTGCCTTTGGCGGTGGCCTTACCCTTCTTGCCGCCGTTGCACTCGACGGTCGTGGTCCAGCCCGAGGCGGTAAACACCTGCTCCACGCTGTCCACCAGGTACTCGCCATCGAGCCCGCTCTTGAAGCCTTGGGCGCTGATGGTCCGTTCGGCAAACAGATCGGTACGCCCGGCCATTTCCAGGCGCACGGCGGCGGTGCTGCGGTTGAACGCAGCCAGCCGCGCCTTGGCCGCCTGCTCGGCGGCGCTCTTGTTGGGGTAGATATGGCGGTCGGTGTGCACGCCCGGCAGGCCGGCCGGGGCGTCGTCGTTGCCCAGCTCCACCACGCTCAGCTTGCCGGTGGCCTTGTCCTGGTGCTGGGTCTTCACCGCCTTCTGCGTGCCACGGTCGCCCAGGCGGAACGAATAGCGGCTCACATCGGCGCGGCTGATGGTGACGGTACTGATTGCCTTGCCGCTCGCGCTCTGCCCACCCTGGCGCGGCAGCACCACCAACTTGCCGCTGGCGACCTTGGCGGTGCAGTCGTATTGCTTGGCCAGGCGCGTGATGAAATTGAAGTCGGATTCGTTGCGCTGGTCGACGCGTGGCACCTTGGTTTGCACCGTACAGCCCGCCTCCCAGCCATTGCGGGCGGCAACGTCACTGACGATCTTGGCCAGCGCCACACCCTCCCAGCTGCCGCTGCGGGTGGTCTTGCCACTGCCGCGCATGTCGCTGGCCTTGCCGCGCACGCTGATGGTGTCCGGCGGGCCGATGACTTCGACCTCATCGACCGTGTAGCTACCCAGGCGCGCCAGGGCACGCCCCTCATAGCCCAGGAATATCTCGACCCGACCACCGCGCCCCGGCAAGCTGACAGCCTGGTCTCGGTCGTCAATGCGCAGCTCGAATTCGTCCGACTCCATGCCGGGCTTGTCCGAGGTGCGCAGCAACAGCAGGCGGTCATTGATCAGCGCGGTTATGTCCTTGCCATCCGCGACAATTTGAAACGTGGGCTTCATGGGGTTGCTCCAGAAAAGAAAAACCCCGCACAGGGCGGGGTTCGTTACGCGTAACGCGGGATCAATCCCACAAGGTGACTTGCTCGGTCTCGGCCACTGTCAGGTCGGGCAGGTAGATCAGCACGCCGGCGCGATACGGCTGCGCCTCCTCGGCCAGGCCCTGATTGGCCTGCAACACCGCCTCGACGGTACCCACCAGGGTGCCGTAGTAGGCGTGGCACAGGCTGTCGAGCAGGTCGCCCTCAGACGTTCTGCATGTCATTGCCATAGGCGACAAACTCCAGGTTAAAGCCCTGCTTGCGCGGGATGCCGCCGGGCAGCAGCGCCCCCTGCTCCTCGTCCACGCTCAACAGGCACCAGGTACCCAGCACCTCCCCATAACCCGTGGTCAGGGTCAGCGGCTGCAGGCGTCGGCCGATGCTGCGCAACTCGTTCAGCTGGCCGATACCGCCCCGGAACAGCGGGAAGATCGCGCCCTTGATCGTCAGCCGGTCCTCACCCTGCCCCACCGCCTGCTGCGCGATTTCGCGCGTCAGGCGCTCCTGCCCAGCCCAGCGGAACGCGGTTTTGCGTGTCAGCTCGTCAAAGGCGGCCGTGTCCAGGTTGAAGTGGTAGGGCTTAAGCTTCGGGTCTTGCGGCTGGATGATCAGCAGATGCGGGAACGGCTTCACCGCCTCGGCCGCCGGCGTCATGTCGGTGCCAAGCGCTCTGCTCGGAAAGATATTGCCCAGGCTTGGGCTGAGCTTCCCGGCCATGCGATTGATCGCCGCCCCCGCCTTGGCCGCCTGTTCCTTGAGCGTGCCCAGGCGCTCCTGTACCTGCGAGGCCGCCGAAACGGCCTGGCTGTATTTCGCCGCCACCTGCCCCACTGCGGACTGGGCCGCGTTGATCTGCCGCATGGTGCGCTGTAGCTTTTCGCCCACCATCGGGCCAACGATCGGCAGGCTTTCCAGCTCTGAGGCGGCGCCCGTCATGTCACGGACGGCCCCATTCAGCGGGCCCAGCATGCCGTCGAGGCTGGTACGGCCGGCCTGGCCAGCCGCCACCAGAGACGACAGCGTCGATCCCATCAGTTCCATGTAGGCCATGGCACCTCCTTAAGCGACATCCGCCGCATCAAACAAGCTAACCGAGGCCTGGCGGGCCGTCGTCTCGCGCTGGAACCCTTCAAACATCACGCGCAGCGCCTGCTCGGCTTCGCGCACGATCTGGTTGGGGTCTTTCACATCACCATGCACGGTAATGGGCATGACCGGCGCGAAGGTAAACGCCTGGTCGACCTTCGCCGGCTCGGGCTTGGCCTTCTCGACGGCCTTGGTCGCCGGGAGGGCCGCCGCCGGCTGCGCCGAGGCCACCAGCGAGCGCACCACATCGCCCATCGCGCCAGGCTCACCGCCACCCTTGACCACATGCGAAACCACCGGGGCAATCGACGGCGGCAGCTGCGGCACCTTCTGCAGCTCGCGCACAGCCATGCCGAGTGCCTGGGTCTGATCCACCGGCGGCGGCTCAGGGCGTGGCTTGGCGGGCTTGGTATCAAGCGTCAAGGTCGGGGCGAAGTCCTCGCCCAGGCCCGCGCCGGTACCACCGAACCCGACCACCCCGTCGAACAGGTCGCGCTGGGCGAACTTCGGCAGCTTGGCATAGGCCTGCTCGACCTCGGCGTCAGTCATCTGGTCGACCGGCTTGGACGGCGCGGCCGGCCGGGTAGTGACCGGCGCCGGCGTCAGGTCCTTGACCACCGGTGCCGGCATCGCACCCGCAACCGGCAGGGCCGGCAGAGACGCGGGCTCATTGACCGTCGGCGCCGCTGGTTCGGCGCTTGCCACCTGCTCCGACTTGGGCTTTTCCTCACCGAACCATTTTTTGCCCAGCCAGCCGCCGACGGACTCGCCGCCGAGACCACCCAGGGCCGCACCAATGGCACCGCCCACAGCGGTACCAATGAGTGGCACCACCGAGCCAATCGCCGCGCCCGCCGCCGCACCCGCCATGGCGCCGGCCATGCCGCCCGCCACACCGCCATAACCCTCGGCCTTTTCGTCCTTGGTTTCGGCGTTCAGCGCCACATCGAGCGCGCCCGGTACCGCGTCAATCAGCTTGCCACCCGGCAGCTTGCCGGCGGCCCTGGTGACGCCGCGCACGCTGCGCACCATCCGGCCCAGCGTGTTTGCCTCGCCGGCCACACCGGCCGCACCAGTGAGCGCCGCCACGCCGGCCATCGGCGCACCTGGCGCGCGGCGCACATCGGCCATGGCACCGGCACGGCGCCGGCGACGACGCGCGCGGCGGCTTCCAGCCTCTGCAGGGCCCGAATTAGCCACGCTACCGCCGAGCCGGCCGAGAGCGTCGGCATTGACCACAAACACGCGCAGCGGCTCGCTGCCGACGCCTGGGGCCGGGTCATTGCTGGCCGGCGCGCCAAACACCTTGCCCAGCACGCCCACGCCGGCATCGAGCACGCGGTTGCCGGTCTTGGGTAGCGCCGCCTCAGCCGGGGCCTCATCAAGTTTGCCGCCGCGTCGAGCGCTCCAGGCGCGGCCGCGTGCGACGTTGAATGCGCCCCGCGCGACCCTGGCGCCGTTGCGGACCGCCAGCAACCCGCTGATGCCTGCCGCCAACCCAGCCAGCCCCATGATCACTGCCGGAAACTTGTCCGACAGCGTGGCGATGCCCTGGGCTACCGCCGTCAGCCCCTTCGCCGCCATGTCGGTAGCCGGGCGGATGGCATCGCCAATGCTGCGCATGGCGTCGTCGACCGCCTGGAAGGTCTCGGCCCAGGCCTGTTTAGAGGTCTCGCGGCGCTCGGCCAGGTTCTTATCCAGAATGCCCGTAGCCTTCTGCGAATCGGCTTTCAGGTCGGCATACAGCCCCCGGTTTTGCGCATAGGCGGTCAGCGCCGCCTTGACCTGCATGTCAGCGAACAGGTCGCCGGTGCGCAGGGTCTTCTCCAGGGCTTCCAGCGCCGCCCTGGCCTTCTCCGGGTCGACTTCCTTGTCGATGTTGGCCTGGGCCTCTTTCATCTTCTTGGCTTTCGCCGGGTCTGTCGCTTCGACGTACTTCATGGCCAGGCCCATGGAAGACTCGATAACGTTCATGCCCTTCTGCAGGCCGGTATTCAGCGAGGCCTGGTAGTCGATGCCTGCATCCTTGTAGGCCTTGACCACATCGCTGGAACCGATCTTCTCCATCCAGTTCTTGAAGTTGTTCGCCGCTTCATCCGAACTGCCGGCGGTCTTCATCTGCACCTGCAGCATCGCGCCCAGGGACGCGACCGAATCCATGCCGGTGATGCCGTTCTTTTCCATGCCGGCGAGCAATTGCGGGAACCACTTGGCCATGTCGCTGGCCTCGAAGCTGCCCGCCTGACCCTGGTAGGCGATGGCCTCCAGCGCCTGCTCCATGACCTTGGGATCGCTGATCTTGGCGTTTTGCTGCAGCGCCATGATCATGCTGGCCGTGTCGACGCCCGAGGCGCCTTGGCCGACTGCGAACTTGGCCGCTGTCGGCGCGTAGGCCATGGCCTTGTCCAGCTCCATGCCGGCGCCGACCAGCTGGTTGATCAGGTCGGCCACATCATTGCGGCCCATGCCAGTGTCTTTGGCCGTCTGAATCACGGTGCGGCTGAGCTGCACTTCTTCGGGCTTGTTGACCGCATCGGCCTTGATCGCAATGTCGCGGATGATCGCCTGATAGTCGGCACTGATCTTGGTCGGCACGGCCGCCAGGCCCACGCCCACAGCGGCCGCTGCCGCGTTGGACTTAAGCCCCGAGCGGCCGGTGTCGATTTGCTGGTGACCCTTAAGCTGCAGGTCGGCGCCTTTCGCCTCGCGGGCCAGGCGCTGATATTCGCGGCTCAGGCGGCCAACCTCGACGCCCTGCTTGCGCAGCGAATCCAGGTTGCCATTGAGCTTGCGCAGCAGCTTGTCGGCGCCGGCGGCGCCGGCGTCGTGCGCCCGCTTCCACTCGGCCTGCAGCTTCATGGTCTCGCCAATGGTGCTCTTGAGCACCTTGGCCTTGTTGCCCTTCTGTTCGAGCTTGGAAATGCGCCCTTCGACGTTCTTGAACGCGGCGCCGACCGACGATGCGACGGCGCCCCCGATCACCAGGGCTAACTGCATTTTTGCCATCGGTTACCCCCCGCTCAATCCGAGAGCCACCACAGCATGTCCGCGAAGGACATGCCGGATATCTCAGCGGCCGAGAAATTCAGCTCGGCGGCCAGCCGCTTGGCCAGCCGCTTCTGCGTGACCGCATCAAACGTCGTCGTCTTGCACCAGGCGAAAATATGCGGTCTGCAGGCGGGTGTAGTCCTTGAGGGCCATGCCCTCCAGGTCCTTGGCGCTGACCTCGGCCAGCGAGGCGAACAAGTTCAGCTCGCGCTGCTCGTCATCGTCGCCGGTGCCACGCTGCGCCGCGCGAATGTCGCGCACGGTTGGCGAGCGCAGGCTGATGGCGTCGACCATCACGCTATTGAGTTCGGTAGGCTTGCTCAGCGTTACGGTAACGCGATCAGCCGAAATGGCCAGCCAGGCCGGGGTTTTCTGGGTAGTCATGCGGGTACGTCCTTAAATTCGGGGGAAAGGGATTACAGGCCGAGCGCGGTGCGCTGCTCGGCCAGCTGGTCGACGCCATCAATGACGCGCTTCATGCCCAGGGCATCGATTTCGTAGACCAGGCGGTTGTCGACCTCCAGCTTGTAGTAGGTCAGGCTGACGGCGTGCTTGATCTCGGCCTTGTCGCCGGCCTTCCAGTCGCCCATGTCGACCTCTTTGAGACTGCCGCGCAGGGTGACGATCACCGGGGTGATTCGGCCCTTGAGGCCCTTGAAGGCGCCCCGGAACACACCGTTGAAGGCGGTACCGTCGGCCAAGCCAAAGAATTTCAGCGACTCGCGGCGCACGCCGGTAGTGGTGAAGCTGGCTTCCTGCTTCTCCATGCCCTGGTCCATCTCAATCGGCATATCCATGCCGCCGGGGCGGTGCTCCTCCATCTTGAGGGTGAGCTTGGGCAGGGTCAGGCTGGGAACATCACCCTGAAAGCTGATGCCGTCCACGAACAGGTTCATGTTGGCCAGGGTTTCGGGAATCATTGCCATGTAAAACGCTCCTTATGCCGCCGAGTCGATAACTTCGGTCAGCCATTGATTGGTAACTTCGACGCGGAAATTCGGGTTCTCCGCCGGCGGCACATCGGTGAAACGGATGTTCCAATACACCTTGCCCTGCTCCAGCTGGCTGGCGGTGTTCAGCTCGGGGTCCGCGTACACCTCGAAATTGATGATTGCGCCCTGGTTCTTGAGGTCGCGCATGAAGGCCTGCAGGCCCTCGGTCACATCCTTGACGTAAGTCGCGGTAATCGAGCGGTCGACCGCCCACTTGTGGCCGTACTGGATTGCGTCCATGACGATATCCATGGTCCGCACGCGGGTGACAAAGGCCCATTTCGGATCGCTCGACAGCGTGCGGTTGCCCCACAGGCGGTACCCGTCATCGCGAATGATGGTCGCGATCTTGGCGTTGTTGAGGAGGTTGGCACGGCAGGTCTCGTCGCCGTCCAGGTACTCCACCGAGCGGGTGGTGCCGGTGACGCCGACATATTCCTTGTTCGATGGCGATGCCCAAAAACCGTATTCGGCATCGGTCCAGGCGAACAGGCCGGCGGTCCAGGCCGAGGCCGGCGCATCCACCGTGGCGGAATCGATGGTGTCCCAGTACTTAACGCCCGGATCGACCATGAACGCGCGCCGAGCACCGAACTCGGCGGCGTAGGCCTGGGCGGCCTCGTCGGTAGTGCCAGGGCCGTCGAGGATGGCGAGACCGCGCAGCTTGTCAGCCAGGCCCACCAGCGCGGTACCCACCGCCAGGGTGGAGCTGTGCTTGGGCGCCACCAACAGCCGCGGCTTGGCGTTGAAGCGGCTTTTACCATCGAGCAGCGCCTGCAGGCCGGTACGGGTGCCATCGGCCAGCACACCGCCGATGATCGCGGAGGTCTGCGCAGCCGCATCCTCCACCTTGGTCACGCCACAGGCGACAATCACCGCCTTGGCGCGGGTGTAGATCGCCTGGCAGGCCTTGGCGATGGCCGAGCCAGCACCAAAGGCGGCGATAGCCTCGCGCTCGCTGGTGATAAGCACCAGGTCGTTTGCCTTGGCGGTTGGGGTGCTATCCACACCAGGGCCGGGGGTGAAGGTGTCAACCAGGCCAATGATCGAGGTCGACGGGATGGCGATGGTGCGCGCGCCGTTGTCGACGTTCGTTACGGTAACGCCGTGAAAGAATCCAGCCATGTTTACTCCAGATGTGAAAAGGCCCCGCACAGCAGGGCCAGGTGGTACAGCGGAAAAGAAAACGCCCCGTCAGTGCGGGGCGTCAGTCATCGACCGGGGCGTCTTCGGGGCTCGGCGGCCAATCGACAGCCATGGGGAAGCCTTCTTGCTGCTCGATCCGGCCGAGGTCGACGCGGTAATGCTTCCAAGCGAGCAGCAGCGCTTGCTCGGCCTCGGTGGCGCGCCCCAGCTCCACAGCATCCAGCAGCGGCGCGATGCGCACACTGGCCACCGCCAGGCGCTCGTCGCGGGCCGTCAGCACCTCCTGCCGGCGCCCCTCCCGCTGGGCCGCTGTATCCAACAGCCAATCCTCGCCGGTCCAGGTGTAATAGCGCCCTGGGCAAGGCGTCAGGGTCAGCTCGTCAGGCAGCGGCCCGAGCGCCGAATAGGTCAGGGCTTCGCCGGTGGCCTTCACGTACACCGGGCCCCGGTGGTCTTCGACCAGCTCCCAAGCGGTCTGGTCGGCATTGCGCACAATCGCAAATCCGGCGACCGGCTCGGGCGGTGCATCGAGGTAAGCGCGCGCCGGAATCAGCCAGTTGTCGGCCACCCGTGGGTCAGGATCAGGCACGCCGATGCCGCACAGCTCCCAGGTAACGGGGGCCGCGTGATAGATAGTTGGAGCGTCCATAGGATTCTCGTCAGATTTTGATATAGGCCATCAAGGCCACGTTTCGGCCGCGCGTCTCGCTACCACCGCTTGCACTGATTTGAAGGGTGTGGGAGTGAGCGCCCGCCGTGTCGGAAGTACCGTAGATGCTGTGGGTGTGGTCACCGCCGCCAAACCCGCCGTCAATCACGCCAGGGTTTGCACCCGGCGCGCTGACCGCCGGCCGCGAGCCGGCGATATCGTTCAGGCCCATGTTCATCGTGTGGCTGTGCGAACCGCTGGAAGTCGTGGAGCCCGTCACCGTGTGCGCATGCGCGCCTTGCGTGTCGGTGGTACCCACGTGGTTGTGCGATGCGTACAGATGATTCTGCCAGCTACCCAGCACCCGCCCAGGGTCCACGCCTCGGCCATCGTCCAGGCCCCGGACAAATTCGCCGCGCATGTCGGGCACGTTGAACGTGGTAGTGCCATTGCCAGCCCCGTGGATAGTACCGATGGCGGCGAACAGCTCCGGGTAAGCCGTTCGGCTCACAGCAGCGCCGTTTGCCTTGATGTACCCGCGCGGCGCGGAGGAGCCAGCAAAGAAACTGATTTCCCCAGGCTGGACACCCTCTTGAATGACGACGTTTCGAACGAATGCCGTACTTGCCAGCTGCCCGTTATTGGTCGCTGTCGGCGCGGTCGGGCAGGTTGGCACGCCGCTAAATGCCGGGCTGGCCAAAGGCGCCAGTTCCATCGGCGCGCGCCATGTGCCGTCACCGTTACTGGACCGTAAGAAAACGCGGTCCGTGTAAGGAATGTTGGCAATCTCAAACCCTCGATCATTGCTGTATACCATCCGCATCACGAAGGCAAAGGCAGGATAGGGAGAAATGGCGTTCGGGTAGTAATAATTGCCCGCTGGCCAGGCCGACAGCTCCTCGGCGGTGGCCGGCACGGCCCCCGAAATTCCCCCTCCCAGCCCGTATTGGTTCAGGGTGCTGCGCAGGTGCTGCAGGTTCACCAGGCCTAGCGCATTGCCACCCAAGGGCAACGTCGGCGCCGTCGGCGTTCCGGTGAGCGCCGGACTTGCCAGCGGCGCCTTGGTCGCCAGCTGGTTGGTCATGGTGGTGGCAAAGTTCGGGTCGTTGGCCAATGCGTTGGCCAGCTCTCGCAACGTGTCCAGCGCCCCCGGCGACGAATCGACCAGGGTGGCTATCGCGTCCTGTACAAACTCGGTGGTGGCCAGCTGCTTCGACTTGGTCCCCTTGAGCGCAGTGGGCGCCGTAGGCGCCCCGGAAAACGTCGGGCTTTCCAGGGTGGCAACATCGTTCCAAGCTTGCCAAATGTTCGCCGTGCGTCGACGCCACATCAGCCGATCCGAGCCGCCCGGAAACAGCAATTGGAAACCAATTGACCCGAGAATCTTGTGTATCAATACGCCACCAGCGCCGCTAAAGGGCAGATTGAGCGTCGAGCTGTTCACGTAGTACATGCCCGCCGGCACGGTGGCGTCGTCAAAGTCCGGCATGGTCATGCCGAGACCCACCCCACCCAGGCCCAACTGATTCAACAGGCCATAAACGAACGCCGTGTTGGCCAGCTGCTGGCTGTTGGTGGCCAGCGGTGCCGTTGGCCCCTTCGGCGTGCCCGTAAAGACCGGCGAATCCAACCGGCTCAGCTCTGACCACGCCGACCAGTTGCCGGCGTAGCATGTCCGGAGAAACATGCGGTTAGTGGGCCGGTACAGCGTGTACAACTGAGTAACGATGCCGGCGGTAGCAGCCTGCACCAGCAACGTGCCGGCGTCAGCTTCCGGGTAGTTCAGCTCAAGCGATGTTTGAGCGCTCAGCGGCTGGCCATACGAACCCGGCGTCACCACGTTGTTTAGATTGGTGCCGTTCGGAAGATTGGAGCCCATGACGCCGCCCGCGCCCCACCCAGTGCCACCCAGCAACGACTGCGCAAACTGGGTCGTTGCCAGGGTCGTGTCGTTGACCGTCAGCGCTTGCGTGGGCGCCTTGGGCGACCCGGAAAAGGTCGGGCTGGCCAGCGGCGCCTTGGCCGCCAAGGCATTGGTCATGGTGGTGGCAAAGTTCGGGTCGTCACCAATCGCCGCCGCCAGCTCGTTCAGGGTATCCAGAGCGCCCGGCGCCGCTGCGACCAGGGCCGCCAGAGCGGTCTGCACGAACGCAGTATTGGCGATCTGCTGGGAGCTGTTGCCCGTCGGCGCCGTCGGCGCTGTCGGAACCCCGCTCAGGGCCGGGCTGGCCAGCGGCGCCTTGGCCGCCAAAGCGCTGTCGACTTCCGTCTTGGTGTACACATCGGTCAGGCCGTAACCCGCCACCGTGGTCGGGTTGGTGGCGGCAACCACCCGCCCGTACTTGTCGACCGTCACGCTGCGATAGGTGCCGGCAGCTACGCCGGTGCGACCAAACGCCATGTCGAAAGTCAGTCCCGAAACCCCCAGGCTGATCAGCGCGTCGGTGACCAACTGCCATGCACTGTCAGCGTTGACCGTGCCTTTCTCGACCAGTACCAGCAGACCCGGCGTTACCTTGGCGCTGGTGTCGGCGTCCTTGGTGCGGGTCCAGGCGCCGGTCGACACCTCGTAGAGACCATTTTCCTTGGCCGCCGTCTGGTTCTTCACCAGCACCCGGTTCCCGGCCAGCAGCGCCACCCCGTCAATGGTCTGCAGGCCAGTCAGCGCGATGTTGGCCGTCGTGGCCACTACCACCGAATGCTTGAAGTCCTGGCGCGCCAGTTCCTCGGTCACCCATTCGCGGGTGGCCAGCACAACGCTTGGGTCGATTTTCAGCTGTACGTTGCTGGAACTACTGACGATCAGGCTCATGCGCACCACCTGGGTGCGGCCCGAGCCCTGGCTTAGCAGTGGCTTGTAGGTCGGTGCGCAGTTGGCCACCGCGACCAGATCGCCGTCGGCGTCGTACAGGCCAATCTCGCGAATCCACTTACCGCCCACCTCGGCCGGTATGACCTGCTCGGCCACGATTATCGCCGAATCGGTGTCATCGACTTTCAGCTGGTTCAGCGGCGCGCGGCGCCATTCGTTGATCAGCTTCGTCTGCGTGGCATCGGGGGTCGGGTCGGTGCCGTTGGCATCACCCACGCCCATTTGTGTGATTTTCCAAGCGGTGCCCAGGGCATCCGCGTTGGCCTGTTTCGCCGCCCCCACGTTCGTGAGGATGGCATAGAACTGGGTGTTTTGATCAACCATTTGCAATGTCCAAGGTGTCAATGGTGTGTTCGCGGCCACCCCGGCCAATGCGGCCGATGACCTCGATATCGCGCTGCGGCAGTGGGTAAACGTCCAGAACGTCGCCCTCTGTCAGCAGGCCGCCGACGTAGAAACCGCCGACCGTCTCCAGGCTGATCGCCAGGGCCGTCATGTGGCGGGAAACGGGCCTGGCGTCATCCAAGAGCGCCGTCAGTTCCTTGTAAGTGCCTTCGTCAATGCCCGCGTCGGAGACGCCGACCTTCAAGGCGAAGGTGCCGGGAACCCCCTCGGGGACCATGTTCCACCACTCGACCACCTCAATCAGGTAGCCGAACGGCTCGACCACGCGGCGCAGCGCGCCGATGGTTCCCTTGTGCGAGTGGATGTAGAACGACGACCGAATGACCGAACGCTTGACCGCCTCTGACCACCGGTCGTCCCAGCGGTCGACCGACCACGCCCAGGCCAGCAGGTACAGCATTTCGGCCGGGCAGGTGTCGGGGTTGTAGAGGCGGCGCAGCATGGTCGCCAGGTCTTCCTCGGCGGCCGCGTCTATGGCGGCCTCCAGGGGTGTGCGGTTGTGCGGCAACAAACTGGCCATCACTCACCCCGCTCGACGGTAAACCCCGAGCACCAGGCCGCTTGGGCTTTGGTCGGCCTGATATCCGTCCAGCCCGCCAGCTCCACGCGGCCAACCCCGTCGAGATGCAGCTGGGCATCAACCGCCGAACGTGACACCTCCACCCCCAGCCGGCGGCGGGGGTTGATCCATGCAGCCAGGCGCGCCCTGCACTCAGCCAGTACGCCCTCGCTTTCCGGTCCGGTGCTGGCCATGTATAGCTTGGCGTCGATCCGATACGGCAGGATTTGAGCCCCCTGCACCACCAGCCTATCCGCCACCGGCCGCACATCGTCGTCATTCAGGTAGGCGGCCACTGTTGCCAGCAGCTCGGCCGAGGCCGTGCCGTCCCCTTCCAGGGCCAGCACCGTCACCTCGACCACCGCCGGCGACGGGCTTTCGGCCGTGGCATCCGCCACCAGGCCCGAGGCGTTGCGCGCGTGCAGGATGTAGCTGTTACGCGGGCCGGCCGTGGTCAGCCCCTCGTAGACCAGCTGCACCCGCTCGCGCAGGGCGTCATCCGCCTCGAGCACTTCGGCTTGCGGCGGTACCACCGTCATGTCCTCGGCCTGGACCACCAGGCGCGACAGGTTGACGTTGGCCGCCAGCTGGTCGAGGTCGGCCCCCACGGCATAAGCCAGCATCAGCGCCTTGGCCGCGTCGTTGACGCGCGAGCGGTTGACCAGCTTGCGGTAGGCCCCGACCTCCAGCAGCTTGGTGACTGGGTCGCTTTCCAAAGCCGCGCTCCAGTTTTCCCCCATGTGCGCACGGAAGGTCGCCAGGTCGGCCTGATACAGCTCCTCATAATCCAGGTCTTCCAGCACCTGGGGTGCCGGCAACTGGGATAGGTCGATTGCGCTCATGCACTCACCTCCAATACAACGCTGTCACCGAGGTAGATACCCGACAGCGACAGCGTGATCTGCCCGCCGACCACCGCCACCACGCGCACGCGCTCCAGCTTCAAGCGCGGCTCCCAGCGCCCCAGGGCGCGCGCCACCTCGGCCTGCACTGCGCTTTTCCAGCCCTCGTTAACCGGCAGGTCGACGTAACGGCGCAGGTGGCTGCCATACTCCGGGCGCATGCGCCGACTGCCGACAGGCGTGGTCAAAATGTCCTCAATGGACTGTTTCAGGTGGGCAACGCCGGATAGCGGCTGCCCAGTGCGGCGATCCAGCCCGATCATGGCGCTTACTCCGCCGGCGGCAGGCGCTCGAAGTCGGCGTGCGCTTCCAGGTAGGCCAGCGCCTCGGCGTCGGCCTCGTCGACCTGCAGCACCCCAGCGGCCACATTCAGCTGCCGTTCGCCCACGATCAGCACGCGGGAAGTAAAAACGGTGTCGCGGTAGGTCACCGACGCCGGCGAGCGGGGCTCGGCATCCGTGGGTTTCTTGGTAGCCATAGGCCCTCCAGAAATGACAAAGCCCGCAAAAGCGGGTCTTTAGGGGTGGATGGTGGGGTTACAGGGTCGCCGCCGGGCCACCGGTCAGCGCGCTCTTGAGCGTGCTGGCCAGCACCTCGGGGTCGACGTTGCCCGATATGTTCAGCGTGACCTGCGGCACCACCTGTTTGCGCGTGAAACCGCCGTGCGAAAGGGCCATACACATGCCCTCGGCCATCTCGGCCGGGTCGATGTTGGTCACCACACGCTCCCAGGCCTGGCGCATGCGAAAGCGGTCATACACCTGGTCAATCTGATGCTCAATCAGCTTGGCCACCGTGAAGCGGTCAGGCTTCGCCGGCAGCGTTTCAAGTTGGCTCATGACGTTCTCAGTGCTTGTGATTGGCCGTGTTACCGGCCGTGTCGATGATTCGCCCGCCACCGTTGATATCGCCCGTTACGAGTAACGTGCCATTGATGGTGACAGGTCCGTTGATGGTGACCGCACCGGACTTGGCGACAATCGCGTTATCCGTAACGACCACCTCACTGCCGCCAACCTTGACCTTGGCCGTGCCGCTGGGGAGCGTGATGGTGTAGCTCTTGGCCTGCCAGTCGTAGACCAGCGAGCCGCCATCATCGAAGCGCCACACCTCGACATGGTCGCGGTTGTCCGGCGGCGCGCCGGCGTTGCCATACAGGCCCGACACGAACGTACCCTGTGCCGGCTCGCCGCTCGGGCTGACCAACACGCCCTGCTCGTCCAGGCTTGGCGCACGCCAGTGGCGAGCCTTGCCGGCGGCCTGGGCGTGCCAGCGCACCCAGGCGCTTGTCCAGTCGCCGCCGTCAGAGACGCGCACGCGAGCGGCTACCAGGTCGACGGCCACCACATAGCAAGGGATCACCAGGCCGGCCAAAATGCGGTCGTGCTGCCCTGCCACATAGCTCATGCCATGGCCTCCGGAGCCTGGTATTGATCTTCACTGCCAGGCCCGCTGTCGGGGTCAAAGGCGAACACCAGCGACCCCGGCGGCTGATCTTCCCAGGGCCACGCCGTGTCCCCCAGGTACACATCCTGTCGCCACTGCACCGCCCAGCCCACGCAACGGGCCAGCTCAGGCACCACCTCTGCCGGCATGGCCTGCACATCCTGGCATTCGTCGACAAAGTCGAGTTCCCAATACTGCCGGTGAAGCACCTGCATCAGCTTGCCCGCCAGGATGGCCGCCTGCAGCGGCGCCATGGCGCGCTTAGCCTCCAGCAGAATCAGCGCCTCAAACGTTACCGTAACGCACAGGCGGCCATCCCCAGGATCGATGCCGGGGGCGAAGTTCGTCGCGGCGTACAGCAGCGCCGGCAGCTTCATGCCCTCCTTGAGGATCGGGTAGGCCTCGACATGCTTGATCTGCGGCAACGCGGCCTGGAAAGCGGTGGTCATGGCCTCATGCAGCACGCGCAGCTCGCTCGGCACCTCCTCGTTAGAGGATGTCTGCGGTTCGCTCATGGTCTTCCTCCAGCACCAGGGCAACCATCCCGTCGCCAGTTGGCTCAGGGCGCACCACGCGATAGCGGCCACCACCCTCGGCGGCCGGCAGCTCGATGATCAGCACCGAGTCACGCGGCAGGCGCTGGGCAATGTGGGCCAGCACCGAAAAACGTGGCTCGCCCAGCTCGGCAGCATCGACCTGGCTAGCCAGGCCCTTGCCGCTACGGCCGCGCATCTGCGGGTCAAGGAAAGGATTCTCGAAGGCGCCCATGATCGCGGTACCGTCCTCCAAGGTCGCGCGGTCGCCCACACGATCAAGGATTCGGGCACTCATTACGGCCATGCGCTCGCGAAAGCTCGGCCTGCGCATCACTGGACAATCAACACATCGGCGAAGCCGTCGACGGTGTCGCTCAGCAGCTTGCCGTAGGGCAGCGAGTCGGCGGTGCCATCGGCGACCAACACCCCAGCCAGCACGCTGACCTTGGCGCCGGCCTTGAGGCCTGGAGTCGACGGCACGCGCCAGGCATCGCAAGTGCGATAGGTAATGAGGGTGTCTTTCGGGCCGCTCTGCAGCGGAATCACTGCCAGGGCGCCGATCACCTGGGGCACACCCGCGACCGAGCCACCGGTGGGCGCCCGCAGGGTGATGCTGCTGCCGGTGCTGACATAGTTCTTGGCCATGGCCATTTTCTCCTGTCCAGAAACAACAAACCCCGCCTAAGCGGGGTGCTTGAGTGGAGTCTGCGGTTACGCGCCGACAGACTTGTTGAGGCCGCGAGAATCCAGCGCGGCAACGCCGGCGTCGATCCGCACCTTGGTGGCCACGCCGTCGACGGTGAAGCCTTCTTGCTGCTCCATGTACGGCTTGTCGACGCCATCCAGGTAGGAGACTTCGATAGTGTCGCGGCCTTGCGCGGCGGCCAGATACCACGACTTCGCGTTGTCGTCGTCCAGCCGCGGCTCAGCGATCACCTCGGCGAAATTGCGGATCGGGTTATCAACGCCGGCGTTTACGTCGGCGCCTGGTACCGAGGCCGAGCGGATCAGCTGCTTGGCCTTGTCTTCCAGGGCCACCGGGCACAGCAGGAAGGCTGGGCGAATGTTCAGGGTGCGGGCCTTGCCACCTTCAACCTGCGATTTCTGCAGCGCCATGGCGTTCTTGGCGGCAATCATCGCCTCGATCGACAGCGCCGAGCCGGCGCCAGTGAACAGGTTCTTGCGGGTTGCATCGAACAGCGGCTTGTTGTCGCTCATCTTGGCATTGGTGGTCAGCACCGCGTAGACCAGGTCACCGATGGTGCCGCGCGCAGCCAGCCCCATGTTGTAGGGAATGGTGCTCAGCAGGTCGAGGTCATCGTTGATGATCGCCTGGCGGGTGATCGAGAACAGCTCGCCGTAGGTGGCCAGACTGATGGTCTCGCCACGGTCGCCGGTGGTGATGTACTGGTACTCGGCACCTGGGCGAACCTCACGCAGGGACGGGAATGCCCCCATGCCGACACGCTTGGCGACGCGGAAGTCGCTCAGGCGACCACGGCGGGTCCACTGGTCGAACGTCTCGGGCGCCTCGTCCCAACCGGCCAGCACCGACACGGCGGCGGTGTCGATCAGGATATTGCCAAAGTCGCTGGTGTCGTGGGTGAAGGCCAGGCCAACCATCTGCATCGGGTTGAGCGAGGCGGTCAGAATGCCACGGTCATTCAGCGAAGCACGGGCCAGCTCGCGCAGGCTCATGTGGTTGTAGGCGTTGTCGGCCTCGTTGGCCGCATGGCCGATACGCCCTGCCAGGGCGGCCCGCACCGAGTCACCGACCAGGTTGCCGTTGGTAATGTGGCCATGCTGGCCAGGCACTTGGCTGCCGGTCGGCGTGGTCGACTTGCCCATGTGGGCCAGCAGCTTGGCGTTGGCCGACTCCACGGTGCAGCTGGTGTCGTTCAGGCACTCGTCGCGCAGCGCTACAGAGCCCTCGACACTGGCGAACATGGCGAACGCGGCGGTGATCGCGGTGCGGCGAGTAGCGTCAGCGGCCAGCACGCGCGCCTGAATCTGTTCGGGGGTTTCGTTCGCCGGCGGCTGGGTCGGCTGGTTAACCGGCGGGGTCGGTTGATTCACCGGCGCCGGTGGCTGGGTCTGGCCGCGCGGGCCGAACATCGGTTGTGCAGCGGTGGGCATGTTGGTGTACTCCTGCATACGTTGAGAATTGAGCGAGGCGAAGGCGTCCAGGGCCCCCACCAATTCATCGGCAAAACCCAGCTCGACGGCCTCGGCGCCGGTCATCCACGTTTCAGCGGCGAGCAGCGTTTTGACTTCGTCGGCGGTCTTGCCGGTCTTGTTGGTGTACGCGGCCACCAGTGAATCCTCGACCTTGTCGAGCAGATCGGCGTAACGGCGCATTTCCTCGGCGTCACCGCCCTGGATGCCCCAAGGCCTGTGAACCATGATCATGGCGTTTTCGGGAATGCGAATAACGTTGGCGGCCATCAGGATCACGCTGCCCATGGAAGCGGCCAGGCCGTCCACGGCGCCCTCCACACGCGCCGGGTGGTTGCGCAGGAGGTTGTACATGGCCATACCCTCGAACACATCGCCGCCGGGGGAATGCACATGCAAATTGATCTGTGACACGTCACCGAGCGCTTTCAGATCGCGGGCGAACTGGTTCGCCGAGATACCCCAGGCACCAATCTCGCCGTACAGCATCAGGTCGACTACGCCGCGCTGGCTCGATGCGCGCAGCGTGTACCAGGTCTGTGCAGCCGGGTCAGCCGTCGTCGCCACCGCCGCGCGCGGCCCCAGTACGGGCGGCCTTTCCCGCCCTCTTCGTTTGCTCATTGGGTTGGTTTCTCCCGTAATACTCGTGGTAGGCATCCGAACTGAACACCAGATCGTTTGCCCGGTTGTCGGCAATCTCGGACTTGCGAGACGCCTTAAGCTCGGACGGGTTGCGGCCACGCGAACGGGCCATTTCCGCCTCGTCGGCGCCGCCGATCTTGATCAGCGTTTCCCAGGCATCAGCCTCATGCACCGGGTTGATCCACGGCATCACTGGCCCCTGATAGAACGCGCCGTAGATGGTCCGAGGGTCCACATCTGCCGGCACCCTGAGCTGGCCACTCAGAATCGCCATGCGCAGCCAGTTGCGGTACACACGGCGGCACCAGTAGTCGATGAACTCATGCTGCAGCAGGTCGTAACCTAGCTGGCCCTCCACCAGTTCCTGGCGTTGAGCCGAATAGGTGCCGTCGTAGCTGCGCGCCACGCTGGAATAGGTGCCACGCGTACCGGCCGCCACCGCCTTGAGCTGTCCGTTGCGGAACCCCTCAAGGAACGGGTTGGGCCGATTACTTTCGATCATCCCAACGTCTTCACCCGGCAACAGGGTGTCGACCACTACGCCAGGCGCGATGGGGAAAGTCCGCTCGGTCCGCGTCTCACCTGGACCGGCCGGCACATAGTCGTCCGGCGTGCCTTTCTTGATGTACATGGCCAGCGCCGCACTGATCCGCGCCGCCACCCGCTCGCTTTCCTCGTAGTCCTTGATATCCGCCAGGCGGATCAGGACCGCGTGCAGCAGCGGCTGGCCACGGCCCTGACCTATGCGCTTGCGGTAGGCAACGTGAATCACCTGCTCAGCCGGAACGCGCTTGGTGTTTTGCGCCAGGCCGCCGCGAAGGCCGGCGGGGTGCCCCTTGTACAGGTGGTAAGCCAGCACGCGGCGCCACCCGTTGCGCTCAATGCCCTGGACAATGCCCTTGGAATCGTCGGTGTACTCGATGGGCAGATAATCCGCCTCCAGCAGCTCCAGGGCATAGGGCACACCGTGCAGGTGCTGGTAGTTCGGCACTTTGCCCATCAGTTCCTGGGCAAGCGCCTCGCCATCGCGCAGCCAGCTGCGGCACACCAGGCGCTCCATCTGCGGCCGCGTCAGCTCGCCCGAAGCCTCGGGCTTAAGCGACCACTCCCCCCACAGCGCATTGATGGCGGCGGCGAACTCACGGTGCACCGTGCCATCCAGGTGCAGCGGGATCGGCTCAACCGCAATGCCGGAACCGCCCACCACACGCTCCTCCAGGCGATCAAACAGCCCGGTGACAATGTCGTGGTCTTCGTCCAGCTTGCGGCACTGCTCACGCATCGACTTGAGCGTGTGATTCAGTGATCGGTCAGCGCTGCCGGTCTGCTTCTTGGCCTTGTGAGTCCGGGTGGGCTTGGCGGCTTCAAACGCCATGATCACGCTTCGCGCGTGCATCCTAGTCAGCGCCGTCTTGGGAAAAAACGGCGCAATGGCCTTGTCGATCAGCTCCCCAATCATTGGAACGTCGCCAGGGCGAAGCCCGGACGCCCCCCGCGCGCCTGGGCCGCTGCTCGGCGCTCCCAGTACAGTCGGCCGTCACGAATCTGATTCAGCTCGGCATACACGAAACGGCGACCATTTAGGGTCACATCCTTTCCGCCTGCCACCAGGTCGGCCTCGGCCTGCATGTACAGCGCGACCATCTGTTGGGGGGTCAAGATTTCTACGGCATTTACGTCAGCCATCCGCTTGCTCCTGTTTCAACCCAGCCGCCGGCGGCAGGCTGGTGGTCTGGTTGCGGCGCCACCGGCGCCGGCGACGGCGGCAGTGCCGGCGCTGGTGGTTCGTCCGGCTCGGCCGTTGGTGGTGGTTCTGCTGGCACCTCCCAAACCCCGGTTTCCGGGTTCTGGCTGGCCAGCAGGTCGAGGTCGAGACCGAAACGCTCCTGACTGATGCGCAGCGCCGCCAGGGCGTACACCAGGCAATCGAGCGCCTCGTTTCGTTTCTTGCTGGCATCCCAGCGCAACACGCGCCGCCCTTTCACCAGCACCCATTTCTTGGTCTCGCTGGTCAGCTGCTTAAGCTCATCGTCGTCGCAGATCGAATCGTCGGCCGGGAAGTGGATTAGGCCCGGTACCGGACGATTGCCGTCCGGCTGCAGCTTGAGGCGGTTGTAAATGACCTCTTTGGCGTTGTCGGTACCAACCTCAGTCAGGTAGGTCTTCGACTTCTTGTCCTTCTTGCGCGGGAAGTTGGCGATGGGCTTGCCGTAGGTGCTGGCCCCGAAAATCGGGATCACCCAGTGCAGACCGTGCTTGCGACTTTGCGCCCGCACCGTCTCCGAATGGTGGCCGCCGGAGTCCCAGCACCACCGCAGAACGCCCATTTTGGTGCCGTCGGCGCGGGTAAACTGTCGATGCAGTTCCAACCCGACTTGTCGCAGCAGCTCGGCACTGGCCGGATCGCCCGTCAACACCCGACGGTAAACCAGCCACTTTTCCTCGTCCTTGCCGAACGCCCACACCCGAAGCTCGTAACGGTCGTCTTGAGTGTCGACACCACCCGTCAGCACCAAGGCACGCGCCGGCACCTGGGCCGCATAGACCTCGCGACGGTCGCGCAGCTGTTCCCAGTCGACTTTCTCGGCCAGGTTTTCCTCCCACACCTCGCCTAGCGTGGTGTTGACGAAGGTTTTCAGCTTGCCCCGGTCGTTGCCGACCTTGACGAAGTCGGTCGCGATATCGACCCAGGTCGTAAACGTCGAATAGCCCGTCCACACACTGAATGTCACTGAGCGCGGCGTTACGGTCGGCGCTCCATCAGCGTCGAACCACTCCATGCTGTCGCGCGTCCAGATGCCCGAGCGGTCGCAGACCCAGCGGCCGGTTTCCTCGGCCGCCGTGACCATTTCGTGATACTCGAACGTACCGCCCTGGCAATGCGGGCACAGATACCAGGCCGCTTCGACTTCATGACGGTCATTGAGCCGCCACTTGATGCCAAACGGCTCGTCTTTGCCACCCCACGCCAGTACCAGCTCGTTGCCACAGCACGGCGCCTTGATGTTGAACCGCAGGTCATGCGGCGACTCAATGGCGGCACGGGTGATCTGGCACTTCTCGGCCTCGGTCGGCGTTGAGCCCCTGATTGACTTCTTGAAGGTGGCACCCTCCAGGCGCTTGTCGCCAAGGAACGTCGGCGCACCCTCGCCCTCGATATCCTCGTCAAACTTCGATAGCTCGTCGTAAATGACGGTGTCCGGGCTCTTCTCCCGATAGTTGCGCGCCGCCTTGCCACCCAGGCACCACAGCATTTTGCGGTTGGAGAAACACTTGGCCTCCAGGGTGTTATCGCGGTGCTTCATGCCGTACCAGGGCGCCAGATCGAGGACCACCGGAACGTCACGAACCATGCCCTCAATGTGGCGCTTCATGACGCCCTCGGCGTCACCCTCGGTCGGGCAGTACATCAGCACGTTGCGTTTCTTGTGCTGGATCAGATAGCCAATGAATGCCATCAGCATCTTGGTGTAACCGAGACGGGCCGACTTCACGAAGTTGACTTCACGGATCAGGTCATTGCCCATCGCATTGAGAATGGCCACCTGAAACGGTGCCGTTGTCCATCGCCCCTCCTGATAGGAGGACTCCGACGACAAGTAGAAATGCTTATCCGCCCATTCCACGACAGTCATGGGCGGCTCTTTGTACAACGCCGACAGCCCGACCTTGATTGCGTCGGCTAACGGCGTCAGCCATGGTGGGTCAGCCTCCGTCGTCATCCAAGGCGGAAATGAACTCATTCAGAATCTCCGGCAAGCGCTCGTTCAGCTTCGCCGTTTCGTTACGTGTAACGGCTACCTCTCGTTGCACTGCTTCAAGGTGCCGCGGCTCGATGTCGGGGTGCTTGCGCTTGACCTTGGTATGCACGGTGTCGAGGGTCGAACCGATCAAGTTGGTGATCCGGCTCAGGGCGAACGTCACGAAATCGACCGGCACCAGGTGGCGCCGCTTGACCTCGTTTCGCATGGCTTGGGCGTCGGCCTGCTCCCTGGTTAGGCGCAGGCGCTCCTGCAGCAACCGCTGCTCGGCGAGCGGATCGATGTCATCGAGGCCAAGTTGTTGTTTCCCGCTCTGGTGATTCAGCCGGTTATCCAGCACTGATCGGGTGTCGTAAAACGACTCACGACCGATCTTTGCAACCGGCTCGACGCCCCATTTATCAAAGGCCTGGACCGAAATACCAAGGCTTTCGGCCATGCTTTTCTTGTTCAGCCAGTACGGCTTGCGAGTAATCGTTGAGATGGCCATAGACGAAACAACAACCAACCTCCGAGTTTGGGTCATACATAGCGAAAAGGCGGGGCCCGAATTACCCCCTTCCCCCAGTGGGCCCGGGAGGACCCATTGCCAAGGGGGGGGTGCCGGGGCAGGCCGCGCCGTGCGCGACCTCACTTCGCGGTCAGGATCGCCTCGCGCAGGGCGTTGGCCAGCTCGACCTGCCCATGCGCTTTGGCGATGTTCTCGCCGATCTTGAAGAACGGGAGAATCACCCGGTACTGCGGCGCGCCGTCGGTGTAGAGGAACACCGGCTCGACCTGCTTGCCAGGTTCGCGCTCCCACACCCCAGTGTCATCGCCGATCGCGCCAACGAAATAGCGCTCGGCATTGCCCTTGCGCTTACTGCGCATGCTGCCTGTGGCGTTGGCCTGGTAGCCACGCCTGCCCTCGGCGGCGCCCAGGCCAGACAGGATTCGGGTCATTACCCCGCGCGAGACGTTGCCGTATTGGTTCAACAGATCGGGGTTGGGTACCGCGTACTGCCCGGCCTTCATCAGGCCTTGCGCGATAAGCGACTTTTCGAAGCGCTTGTGTGGCCGGGCCCCGCCCTGCACCGCTTGCTGCAGATAGGTGTCAGCAGGTATGCCGGTGGTCCATTGGTCCTTGAACCAGACCTTGGCACCGCGACTCTTGGTTGCCGCCCGGGCAAACAGGCTGCGCATGGTAGTCGGCGTCGGCCGATCCAGCCGTTGGGCCATAACTTGAGCAATGCCAGGTTTGATGTGCTTGGTTGCCAAGCGCGTCTGCGCGAGCATCAGAGCGAAGGGGATTTGCTTTCGCTGAATGTCCGAGATCTCGCGGACCAGAGGCACGCTGTCAATATCAAGCTTCAAGTCGATCATGCAGCCCCCAAAATTACTTTTCGGTTTGGACTCCAGCGCGTTTTGCCAGGAACTGGGTATACAGTCCGCCTGCTACGTCCGCACCGATCACAGCGATAACGATGCCTAACCCTGCTGCGAGATAAAGATTGCTCCACAAAGCCATAGCGAGCAGCAGAGTTGCCATGCCGAGCAGACCGGAGGCAAGGAAGCGAAGTGCAACCCGCTGCAAAATCTGACGCAGACTTAGTTCGGTCCCCGATGCCCGCAGCATTTCCCCAGACAGTCCTGCCATGCTCAAAAGCACCAACAGCCAGAGGGGCACATCAGTGAGTGCCTGATGCTCATTGTTCATCTGCATTCCTCAAATTGGGTCGACCCCTTCGTCGCTGGCATCCGCAGGGAGCGAGGGACAGGCGTAGGGCCGACAACGGAAAAGCCCCACACGATGGCAGGGTTTGTGATAGGCACAAAAAAGCCCGGCTAAGGGCCGGGCTTTAGAAAGCGTCGCGCTGCATTCACAGCTCTCCACGCTGCTATGAGACCAGAGTTATTCCGCGCGGAAAAGCATTTTTTTGCTCAAAGCTGCTGTAACAGATGCCAAGTCCAATCCAGTTATTTAAAGTACGAAATTTAGCTTTCCCAGAAACCAGTAGAACATGGACGACACCGAGCCAATGATGCAGAAAAACCCAACCTTTCGCGGCTCAGAGCCGACCTGGGCCAACGCTTGCGTTGGAAACAACGGAAACCCGAGCTATGTTGAGTACTCGAAAGGCTTTTCCCAAGCAGCGAACCTTCTAATAGACCAAGTGCTTAATGACAGGGGAATCCATCTATATGTGGACGATTTGGTCTACCCTATCTGCTTTAATATGCGCCACTCTGTTGAGCTACGCCTCAAGGGTGCTATAGATGAAGTAATAGCAATAGCAAATATCAAGAACATAAAGTTAAGCTTCAACTCAACTGGCTCGCACGACATTAAAATAATATGGAATTACTTTCGGACGGAATCTGAGAAAATCGATAAGAGATACGTAGAGATCAACAAAAAAATCGAACCAACGATTTTAGACATTGCAGAAGTAGACTCTACAGGCCAAACATTCAGATACCCTGTTAGCAACACAGCACAAAAGCACTTAACAGATGTAGCCCTAATTAACTTTGTTGTCCTCAAGAGAAAATTCAACGAACTAGAATCCAATCTAGATGGCTTGCATCGACTAAATCACTGGCTGAACGAGGAATACAAACATGGGACTTTTACCTCAAAACTCTCTAGAGCTGAGATCTTCAAAATATCTAGAAGACTTCCTCAGCGGGCAAAATGGGCCACCACTGAATTCTCCGATCTAAAAGACACAATAAGAATCGAATACGGGCTAAGCAACAATGACTTTACCAAAGCGATAAACATTATTAAGGCCCACTACAGCCTAGCACCTTTGATAGGAGAGCAAGTACCTCTTATTGGAATAAACGAGCAGCAGCTATCATTTTTCATTGAACGATGGATTAACGACAACCAAGAAGTAAAAAAACCCTTCGATCGTGAGCCAGAAGAAATAAGCTTTGAGTCTGAAAGCATGCTGACCAGGATCATCTCACGCACAAACAAAACTCAAGAGTCGTGGAGTGTGTTTTCCGACAAAGTTTCAGTAGAATATTTAGCAGCCATAAAGTCTCTATTCTACTTCGCAAGAGACAAAGGATTCACTGAATACTACATTAGAATTTACCAAATCCATTTGCGAGAATCGAATGTTAGTTTCGATGGAAATCCTTCATCTCTGCGCAGGGATTTCATGCATATTTTTACCAAATCAAACGCAGTAGAGAACATACTCATTTCACTTTACGCGCTTGGCCATATCCAATTGGCCGAAGAAATCATTAATCACCATGATCTAAACCATTCTTTTTACTGGCTAGACGATGCCAGATCAGGCGAACTGTTCTCATATCCGGATTATGCAGGATACTGAAACCAACAGCTGCCACCAACAAGTATCACATATCTGCCGACTAATCGGCAGATATTATTAAGCGATAAATTTATGCCGCATTCTTGAGCGAGGAAATTGCGCAATCAATCCAAGCTGTTCCTGCCCTCGTCAACTCCCGCGCTTTTCCTTCGCTAATACGGTAGTACTTGCCGACTCGAGTCATGGGCCATTTAGCACCAAAGTATAGCCAGATGATGTCGCCCATCTGCTGATCGCGGGTTGCAAGTCGAGCTACTGCATTGTCAATGGCGAGCGCCCAGTCGTCGGTGATGTAATAGTTCTTGCTTGCTGACGGTTGCGGGACTGCCATCTTCATCAGGGCAAACGTTGGCGATGTGCAGACCGGCACGCCTGCCCCATCCATTCGCCACCACCCCCACTGCTCCAACAAATACTCGGTGTCTCCTAATGGCCGTCCTGCCGGCTTGCGAATCATCATCCCTTCAGTCCCCTGTGTAGTTTGTGCCGCCCGCCCCCAGGCGGTTCGATTCTTGGTATTGCTGATGCGGGCCGCCTACTTCGACTGGCCCAACTAGCGCCTCTATTTGTCTCTGGGCCTGCTGCAATTTAAAACTCAGCTGAGTCACCAGTTCCTCAAGCGGAAGCACCAACTTGGACCCCTCAATAACCCAACCAGAGCCATTGCAGTCGGTGCATAGCAATTCGTAAAACACTCCCGTCACTACCGCCCTACCCTTGCATACTGGGCATTGAGCAAGGTCAAGGCGCGGTCGTCTAAAGCCATCCTGAAGGCGCTTTTTCACGTTCTGCATTCTCCCCTGTAACTAATTCGTTGATTGGGCTGCGCCCCTTACGCGGCTTAGCTTGCGGCCCTTGGTGAGGAATTGCGGATTGCACGCCCGTCAACCCGTGAATCGACGCAAACCCAATCCCGTCTAACCACTCATGCCATTGTTCCAGGGCCTCTCGTCGCAGGCCGTTGCCCTTGGTTTTGATGTAGGTATCAGCAACTTTCCCGAGCGAGTGGTTGAGCAGCATTTCGCCAATAAACCCGTCCACTCCCATGTCGAGCCAAGCGGTGCGCGCCACCTTCCGCAGGTCGTGGCTTGACCATTCGCGACTGGCCAAGCGACGGAATATCGACGAGGCCTTGCTGGCACTCATGGGCTGCCCTTTGCGGCCAGGGAACAGGTACTTACCGGCATACCCGCTTTCGAGTTGGATGGCACGGTACCGGCGCAATAGGGCACACGCTTGCGGAGTCAGCGGCAATCGGTGCTCGGTGCGCGTCTTGGTGCGTTTGGCTGGAATGAACCACTCAGCGTGCCCCAGGGCGAAGTCAGCCCATTCTGCTTGTCGGCTCTCGCCCACCCGGGTGCCGTGACAGATCATCAGCAGTGCCAGCATGGCGTCGACGGGCGAGGAGCCGAATAGCGCCCCCAGCGCAGGCATAACCTCTCGTAGGTGGTCGGCACGGAGTCGGCCGTTCTTTGGCGAAATCTTGGTCTTGATGAAGTTCGTGAATTTCATCTCAGCCATGGGATTGCTGGGGATCAGCCCAAGCGCCCGCGCCGTGCTCACTGCCAGGCTCAACACCCTGAAAATCTGCCGAACGTAGGACGTGGAGCATTCAGCCTGGAGCGGCCACATCAGCGACTTATCCAGCACTGCTGGGGTCAGGGCGAGTATCGGCAACTCGCCAAGGCGGGGCTGCAAGTGCTTATCGACCACCGTGCGAACAGTGCTCTTCCACGAATTGGACAGCGAGGCGTCACTTGCAACTCGGTCCTTGAACCAGGCCAGCAGGTCGCTGAACGTCACCAGGCCAGCCAATGCAACCATCTCATCCGGGCGGCCAAGCAAGCGCTGCCGCAGGCCAGGCAACTCGGCGAGGATGGCCGCAGGACCATACTCAGGGAAGCGTGCGAGTCGATTCCACTTGCGGCGAACAACCAGGAACCACGTTCCAGCCTGTCGGCTCTGGTCAAATCGAAACCTCAAGCCCGGGTGACGCGGGTCTCGTAGGTCGCGCACTCCGAGCACAGAGGACTGCCGTCGGATTTCGGCATCGGACAGCTTCACCGCCACAGTTGCACTCATGCCGAAACCAGCCCGTCACGCAGCAGCAGGGCCTGGGTGCGCATGACGCCCTCGGCGTGGTACTGGCGGGCGGTATCCCGGTCCACGGCCTTGCTGCGTCCGTCACAGGCGTCATGGCAAGCGCTGCACCACCACGCGCCCTGCAGGTCGTGCGGCTTCTTGCCGACGCCGCAGGTGCCGGCTAGCCGGTAGTGTGCAAGGACGGTGGTCTCGGGGTTGCCGTTGCACACGCCCGGGATGCGCACCTGGCACTCCCGGCCGCGAGCGACCTTGGTCAGTTTTGTTTGGCGCACGGGACGCCTCCTTGAAGGTAATTGATCAGCGCCCCGCCAAGCGGGCGCGCATGGCTGCCAAGGCAGAATTTCCGACTTGCGGAGTGCGGCGCACGGAAACCTCCGCAGGAAGTGCCAGCGGCATCTTCTGCAGCGGCTCACCGGCCATAAGCCGCCGAACTGCGATGGTGTAGTTGCGCTCGAACAGCTTCGAGCTGGCATCGGATGGCAGCTTGTTCAAATTCTCGAAGCCGCACTCCTTGGCCGCGTGCCAGACCGCGTCGTGACTCCACTTACCCCGACCAGCCATCGCAGGATGGGCATTGCGGGTTGCTTCGCGGAAAGCGGCCGCCAAGGCCGGCAGACCGAGCATCTCTGGTGACGGCTGGCACCACTGGATGAACTCACCGGGAGGTGGGATGAACGGAGCCCCCGACTGGCGGCAGCGCATCAGTCCAAACTGCAACTGCTCGGGCTTGCAAATGCCGGCCTCCAGAAACGCAGTGAGCCATTGCTGTTTTGACGCGTTGTAGGTGGCCTGGTCGGGCCAAGCCTGCTTCCAGGCGGTGCAGATCGAGCGCAGGTCACGGAACAGATCGTTGATAACCTCTGCCGTCTTCCGGTTGAGCTCGGCCTTCACCTCATCGGGCATATCGTATCCAGCAGAGACGTGCTGACCGGCCTGAACCTTGGCCCACAGGCCATGAGTGACAACTGCGACTGGGTTCATTGGGCACTCCCTTGCTCGATCCAAGACGTATCGTGGTCATCGAGCTGCTGGCCACCCGGACCAGCACGCAGAGGAACGACCTTCGCAGCATTCGCTAGGTCGCGCTTTCTCCAGGCGACCAGGTCAGCGATCCATTGACTCTCGGTCTTAGCCAGCCCCTTCGCGTCGTGGTGGACGACAAATCCTGAAATGGCCTTTTCTGAGAACTCTGCGATAGGGACGCCTGATCGCCTGGCGTACGCCTCAAGCTGCGCCTGGTCAGGAAGCCACTCGAGGAACATCGCAAACGGCTCACGCGGAGAGTGTGTATTACTTCCCTTCCCTTCCCTTCCGGGGGTGAGGCCTCGATCACCGCTAGACGAACCTTCGCCAACTTCTTCGTGAGCGCTCGGCGAGGGCTCGACGAATTCTGGATACTTTACGGTAGGTCTATCGATCTTCTGGTGGTGCCATCCGTTGACGTGCAGGTACTGTTTCGATCCCGCCTCGTAGAGGGTAATCAGCCGGTTCGTTACCAGCTCGGTGAGCAGGCCTTCCACGGCCAGCGCAGTGATGTCGTCACCGGGGAAAACGAGAGCTTTGATGGTCTTCGGTGACATCGGGTGGTTGCCTGCGTCATCGCAGAAGTTCCAGATCCCGATGAAGAGGAGTCGAGCCATCGCCGAGCACTCCATGACCTGTTCACTGGTCCAGAACTCAGGCTTGATGGTGCGGATACGAGCCATTACGAACGCCCTCCATGACTGACAGCTGACGCGGAATGCGCGGTATTGCCTGCATCGTCTGTGCGGTGCATAATCGACCTCGATGTTGATTCAGAAGACCGCCCTGCCAGGCGGTTTTTTTTCGTCCGCGATTCCGGTACTGGATGGATTCGCAGGTGTTTCGGCCATCTACTGGCGCAACGCCGGATATCTGAAAATCACACCCAAGGTCACGCCGCGGCGCCTTTCTGCTCAGCCTTAAGCGCCCCAGCAGTGATCCTTTCGATTTGGTACTGCCGCAACTCCGGTACCTCTGCCCACTGGCGCACCGCTTCGTAGGTAACGCCAACTGCCTTCGCGAGCGCCGAGATGGAACCGAAATGTTGAATTGCTTGGCTTTTGGTCATGGCGACCTCCTTTGCTCGTTTAGATATTCAAGCATGCTTGTATGTTCAAAACAAGCATGCTTGACAAGCAACCTTGTAGATTGCGCACATGAAGACCACAGACCGAATCACCAAACTCGTCCTGGCTCGCAGGCCTCAGCTCGGCGTGCGCAACGTCAAGCGGGATATCGCAACCACTTGCGGCATCAGCTACGAAGCTGTTCGCCAGTGGTTCGCCGGCGATACTGAAAACATCAAGAACGAGAACTTAGTTGCGCTGGCTGACGGGTACGACACGACTGTTGATTGGTTGCTATCCGGAAAGGGAGAACCTCCGCGCAAGGCAGAGCCAAAGGCAGGTGGAGCGAAAGACGTCGCTACATCTTTGTCGGCCGCGGATGCAGTCCGGAAAATGCTTGAGAAACATGGCAAGGGCCTAACCCCCGAGGCGCGACAGAGCATTGTTCGCGCCGTGGAAGAAGATCCACAGGGCGATAGCACTAGCGGGTTTGTCATCGCGACTGCCAAGCCACCAGAAGGCGATATCTCCATTCCCCAGTACGACATACGTGCAGCGATGGGCCATGGGCAGGTGCCGGCCGAGTACAGCGAGGTCATCCGGAATGTGGTGATCCGCGAGGAAGTTTTGCGGGAGAAAGGCGTGACCTACTCCGCAGCACAGGCCCTGGCGATGATTACCGGGTGGGGCCAGAGCATGGAAGGGACGATCAATGATAAGGATCCCGTGATCGTTGATCGCGGCGTGAACGACTACCAGGGCGAAGGGGTGTATGTGGTCACCTGGCATGGCGATCTGCTGATCAAACGTCTGCAGCGCCAAGACGAAGATCATGTCTGGCTAATCTCTGACAACCGTAACTACGAGAAGCAGTCGGCACGGATTGATGATGTGACGATCCACGCAAAGGTTTTGCTGGTTTGGAATGCACGACGGGTTTGAACAGTTTCTAGGACAGGTGAAACGTGGATTGGGATTCGTTGACCGGCGTCGCCGGACACATGGATGTGAAATACGACGGCCTCGACGCCGAACGACATCTACTGGATTCACAGCAGTACGCGCGCTCGGTAGAGGGGTCAGCCCGGCTGTACAAGCTAGTCAGCCATTACTGCCTTTACGGCGAAGTACTGAGCGGCCGGAAAACCTCCGACATACGGTGCTACTCGGCTCCCCCACAGAAAGGATCTTTTGAGTCAACACTGGTTATACTTACAGCACTTACTCATCAGTACCCTGCCTTCAACGACATTTACAAGAAGGCATTCGACTGGCTTGTAGCCAAGGTCATGGGACACGTGAAAGATGCGCTGTCAGGGGGATCCAGTGTGAAGGAGCTAGTGGAAGTGGTCAGGGAACAGGCCAAATCTTCAACAGAGCTCAATACCTTACTGGCGAATGGGCTTATCAAGGCAAACGACAATCTTGCGGGCCTGCAGGAAAAGATGATCCAAACCATCCCAGCATTAGTCGAGGCGTCTAAAGCCCCGATGCGGGCCGCCTTGACACCTCTAGGAAAAAGCTGCGATCAGATCATCCAGTTTTCGGGCTCAGAACACCCCATCCGAATCGAGGAGCCGGAAGCCCTTGCAATCAGATCAGACGGTGACGTGGTTGTCGGTGAGGCCGGTGATTTTATCGTGACTCGAATCTACTCACTCAGCCTAGACAGTGGCGTATGTAGGATTTCCATCGATGGCTTCGTCGGGATGTACCACGGGAAGATCAATGACGTGTCCCTGACTGTGCCTAACAATCAATATACGAGGGCAATGGACAGTCATAGCCAGCTCAAGGTACGGGGAAAGCCTGTTTTCAAAGATGGAGAACTGCATCGTTTATTCATCACCGAAGCTTGAACATAGCCCGCCTCGGCGGGCATTTTTATGCCTCTCAGAAAGGCGCCTCCTCCTCTGCTGGCTCGACTAGGGCCACATCTTCTCCCCTATCAATCACACGGTCATCATCAGTGGGCAAATCCCACTGCAGGATCACCGCCCCGTCATCACGGAAGGTCATGTCTAGGCCGTCAGTTTCCGACAGCAGCTCCATGATCGCCTCCCAGTCCTGATCTGAATCCGTATCGAGGCGGTGTATCAGCACCTTTCTGCCTAGCTGAGCTACGGGCGAATTGATCATCGCTGACACTCTCAGGCCCAGCCGCTCAAGGCTCGTTAACTCTTCGATTCGAACTGCATTTTCCTGCACTGACATCCGCAACCCCCTGCATGCTGGATATACATACAGTATTAAAAAAACACACAAGTGTGCTTGCATTTGAAAAGCAAGCATGCTTTTATTAATACAAGCCTGCTTGCATTTGCAACGAGCCTGGCAGCCATAACAGCTTCCGCTCTTTACACAACTCGACACCCGTCACCCTCAGCGGCACATGAGGGCAGCAGCTGCCACATGCAGTGAGCTGGGTTCAGGTAGCCAAGTGGCGCGCATGCCAATGCGGGGAAGCGCGTAGCCCAGAGAGCGATGGGCGCCTGGATCACTTCGATTTCACTGGCTGGCCTTGGCGACAGGGCCAG